AGTCTATTCAAGGTATGACAGTATTCAATACATCTCCAGTGGATTTCAAAAAACAACCAATGTTTTTTGGAAACCCTCTTGGGGTTCAAAGATATGATCAATACAAGTATCCTGTCTTTGACAAGTTGACTCAACAGCAACTGGGATATTTTTGGAGACCTGAAGAGGTATCTCTTCAAAAGGATCGTGCAGATTATGCACAATTGCGTCCTGAACAGAAGCACATCTTCACTTCTAATTTGAAGTATCAAATTCTTTTGGATTCTGTTCAGGGAAGAGGTCCTGGTATGGCATTCATTCCATATTGTTCTCTTCCTGAACTGGAAGCATGTATGACTGTATGGGAATTTATGGAGATGATTCACTCCAGATCTTACACATACATCATCAAGAATGTTTATTCTGACCCAACAGAAGTGTTTGATACTATCTTAAATAATGAAAGAATCCTGGAGAGAGCATCTTCTGTTACAGGAGCATATGATGATTTTATTAACTCTGCACAACAGTATGGAACATCTAATGATTGGATCTTTGCACAAGAGGGTGCTGGATATGCAAGAGATGGAAGAATTGAATTAAAGAGAAAACTTTATAGAGCAATTGCAAATGTCAACATTCTTGAAGGTATTAGATTCTATGTCTCATTCGCTTGCTCATTTGCGTTTGGTGAACTCAAACTTATGGAAGGATCCGCTAAAATTATCTCTCTCATCGCACGAGACGAAAATCAGCACCTTGTCATTACTCAAAACATCCTCAATAAGTGGAATGAAGGGGATGATCCAGAGATGCAACAGATTGCTAAAGAAGAGCAAGATTGGGTAGTTAATGCCTTTAAAAATTGTGTAGATCAGGAAAAGTCTTGGGCACAGTATTTGTTCAAGGATGGATCTATGATTGGTTTGAATGATAAACTTCTTAATAATTATGTTGAGTGGATTGCTAATAGAAGAATGCGTTCTATTGGATTGAAACCAATCTATGATGTTCCTGCAAAGAATAATCCCCTTCCTTGGACTGAGCATTGGATCAGTTCCAAAGGTCTTCAAGTGGCACCACAAGAAACAGAAGTGGAGTCATATGTTGTTGGTGGTATTAAACAAGACTTGAAAAAAGATTCCTTTGCTGGATTTAAACTTTGAAAAGAGGGGCATTAGCCCCTCTTTTTTTTTATAAATAATTGAAAAGTCTTTGTGTATCATGAATAATTTACAAGAAGCATATTTAGAAATCTATCAAGAAGCATTAGATCCAGAAGAAAGAGCGCTGAGAAGAGCAGAGATTGCTGACAAAAAAGCAAACAGAATGGACTCTAAGGTTGCTAAGAAGTATGCAGGATCAGAAGCACAATCTGCAGAGAGAGAAGATAAGAAGTCAAAAGGCAAGCACATTCATGGAATGGCAGACTCTGTTGAGGTAGATGGAGATCTTGTAGAAAAGAAAGATGATTCATATCTTGAGACAAATATGGAGAAGAGAAGAAAAAATAATGAGAAAGCAGTTGAAGATATGAAGAAGACCAAGGCACATGCTGATATGGTCAAAGCAGCAAGAAAGCATTTTGAAGAAACTGATCTAGAAGAGAAGAAAGGTCTTTGGGATAACATTCATGCTAAGAGAAAGCGTGGAGAAAAACCTGCTAAACCAGGAGAAAAGGGATATCCTAAAACTCTTAATGTAGAAGAACTAGATCAAATCATTGAAGGTATCAGACAAGCAAGAAAGAATGTTGGTGCTTCAAAGTGCTGGACTGGTAAGAAACTTGGCAGTCCTTCAACCAAAATGAAGGGTGGGAAGGAAGTGCCTAACTGTGTTCCAGAAGAGACTGTTCTAGAGAGACAACTTGATCCTACTGAAACTGCAGAGAAGGAAAGAATTGTAAAAGGTATGAAGAAGTCTGCTGCTGGATTCAAAGAGAGATATGGTAAGAGAGCAAAAGAAGTGATGTATGCTACTGCTACAGCAAGAGCAAAGGAAAGAATGGATACCTCCAAGTCTGACAGAAGATATGGGGTAGAGAGATGAATGAGGAGTTAACCCCACCAGAGGGTCCTAGAAAGGGCAGGAAGCCATCTGAAATTGCCAAGAGGGATAAACTCAATACCCTGATTGCCAAAATCAGGGACATTAAGGGAAAGGTTGACAAGAATTCATAAAGTAAATAGAATAACTCTGTAAGGGTTCAAGATAAATAATAGCTCAAAATATACAATGTATTAAATGAGTTACGAAAATCCTTGGACTTATAATGGCGAGATTTTTGAGTCAGATCATATTCAAGATAATTTTGGTTTTGTTTATTATCTTTACTGCAAGCAAACTGGTCGCAGTTACATTGGTAGAAAATATTTCTGGTCTTATCGTACACCAAAGGGAAAATCCAGAAAAGTTAAATCAGAGTCTGATTGGAAAAAGTATTATGGATCCTGTCCAGAACTCAAAGTCGACATTGACCTTTGGGGAAAAGAGTCAGTGGACAGAACTATACTTAGCCTCCATAAAACAAAAGGAAAGTGCAACTACGAAGAAACAAGACAACTGTTTCTGAATAATGTTTTGACGGAATCTCTTGACAGTGGCATCCCTAAGTACTATAATAGTAATATTCTATCCAGGTACTTTAGGAAAGATTATTATGAATCCAACTCAAATGCAGAGTTTTTGTCAAAAGAGAGTTGATGACATTATTGATAGAATGCATGATCTTTGTGCTGAAGGTAGATCTGAAGATGCACAAGCACTTTATGATGAGATTCGAGATTGGGTAGTTGAGAACACTGACATTCAGGTTTTGTCTTTGGATTATTTGAACAAATATTGACAAATCCTAAATAAACTGATATTATGAATTTTGTCATTAGTCTTTGACAATGATATTAGAGCCTAGGAGATTGCCCCTTGAAAAAGGGGAAGTGCGCTTTCTCTATTAGGATGTAGAATTCAATTTAACTAAATGCAAAACATCTTTACAGTAGCCCTGCCTCTTCTGGCAACGGTTACAACCAGTACGGCACCACTGCCATTCGTCAACTACAAGATGAAAGGACCTCCACCTCCAGTGGAAACAAAACCTTATTCTATTATCAAAGAATTCAATCTTGTAGATGAAAAGAAGACAGCAATCCGAGAGGTTGCACTACCAAAACCAAAAGAGAAAAGGTTAATTTGTAAAGGGTGTTCAGAACATGAACAACTTGCTGTACATTACTTTCAACAGCAAGGAATCAAAGACAGAAACGCCCTTGCTGCCATCATGGGCAATATTAAGCAGGAATCTATGTTCGTGCCTAATATTTGTGAAGGTGGTAGCAGAACCAGTTACCATAACTGCTGGCGTGGTTATGGTCTGATTCAATGGACATCTGCCAATCGTTATTATGGATTGGGTGATTTTGCCAAAAGATATGGTGGCAATCCATCTGAAATTAATACTCAACTCAAATACTTGACAAATGAAGTTCAATGGAAGAGAATAGAGGATAAGATGAAAGTCCCTGGTAAATCCATTGACAGATACATGAATTATGCTTATAGTTGGATTGGTTGGGGTATTCATGGTGCTAGAACAAATTATGCTTATGATTATGCCAATCGTCTAGTTACAGTGGAGGTTTGATTAATTGGGGGAGTTATCTCCCCCTCCTCCTTAAAATTTGCGGGTATAGTGTAGTGGTAACATGCCATCCTTCCAAGTTGTAGTCAGGGGTTCGAATCCCCTTACCCGCTTACTAAATACGACAATTATACAGACCAATGATAAAAATAAGATGCAAGAATTGCAATACAATTCTAGAATCTCATTCATCTTACACTAGATGTTGTGGGTGCGATAACTTAACTACTATAAAAAATGAAACCATCACTGCTATTGATTTGACAAAAGTTGAGATAGTGAGTAATATACTAAAGAAGGAAAGCAATTCTGTCTTATCAAGAGAGGACCTTGCCTTCCAAGAATCAAGAAAAAATCGTAAAGTTAGAAAACTGGAGTTTGAAATTAGATGACCTGGGAATCCCCAATTCTTTCCAAAGGAGACATTGAACTACTTACCATTGCATTAGATGAGTATCTGTATGTCTCAAATCTTGAAGTACCAGATATGCCCAAGATGGAAAAACTACTGCATAGACTAGAAGATCATCTAAAAAAGTTTTGAAATAAACACACAATTTAAAAACTGAAAATAAAAAAATATTATATAATATTACTATGTCTAACTCAAATGGACAAGCACACCTATGACAACTGGGTGAAAATTAAACAGACATTTGAACAGTCTGGTAATACTAATAACATGTTTTATAAAAGAGCATGTGAAGTTGTAAAGAGTGGATCTGATCCCATGGATAAGTTTTGGGAAAAACTAAAATGAATGAGTTTCCTTGGGGTGTTTTTATAATCCTTGGAATGGGTTTAATTGGAACTCTTTATGTAATCTATTACATCCTTAAATTAGCAGCAGAGGAAATGAAAGATGAACCTCCAACTAATCATTAAAAGTTTATTGCTTTTCACCTCCATGGGATTGTTTATTCAATGGGGTCTAAATAATGCATATTTAAAATGATGTTTCATTTAGTTGAGGTACTTGCATCTAGTCCAATCTGGTTAGGTTTTTGTGGTGCAGGGTTGACAATATTACCCATAGCAGGTATAATGATCATACACAGACAGGAGAAATGACTGAGATTACCTTGGAAGATCTAGAGGAAAACTTTGAACAAGTAATAGAGAGAGTTGAGAATGGGGAACACTTCCTCATACAAACATTAGATAATAATGATTGTGTCCTCATGCCTTATGATGATTATTATTCTAGTTATTTTAATCACGATCAAGGAACCTAATCACTTTTATGGGAGTATAGCTTAATGGTTAGAGCGGGCTCCTTATAAGGGCTTAGTCTGGGTTCAACTCCCAGTATTCCCATTTGCTATTTGCAAATAGCAAATACTAGTCTTGGGATGACTATAAAAGCACCCTGGTCGGGAAGAACCCCCTAGTCATGGAGAGACTTTAAAAATCCTGGTGGAGTCAAATATGACCCTCATGTTGGTTTCTTGCTTCCTTAAAGAGCAAGTGGTGCGGATGGGATCTTACTCCCGCCTGGTTTCCAATTTCCAGTTAAAGAATTGGTGGCGAGCCTGCAAATACGGAATTTAGAGGGGTTTACAAAATCCCTCTTTTTTTGTATAATAATATAAACAGTATTTTGTATATGAAAGTTGCTTTAATTACTGGTATTACAGGACAGGATGGGTCATACCTTGCTGAACTATTACTTGAAAAAGGTTATGAGGTCCATGGGATTATTCGTAGAAGTTCTCTTATTAATACTGATAGGATTGATCACATTTACTCTCAATTAAAACTTCATTATGGGGATTTATCTGATGCTACTAATTTAATTAGAATTGTTAGGGAAGTTCAACCTGATGAAATTTATAATCTTGGTGCTCAAAGTCATGTAAAAGTTTCTTTTGAAATGCCAGAGTTTACAGGACAGGTTGATGGTCTTGGAACTCTTAGGGTTTTAGAAGCAGTTAGATTGCTTGGATTGGAAAATAAAACTAAAATTTATCAGGCATCTACATCAGAACTTTATGGGTTAGTGCAAGAGATTCCTCAGAAAGAAACCACTCCATTCTATCCAAGGTCTCCCTATGGAGTGGCTAAAATTTATGGATATTGGATTGTAAAGAACTATAGGGAGTCCTATGGAATGCACGCAAGTTCTGGTATTTTGTTTAATCATGAATCTCCAAGACGTGGTGAAACATTTGTAACTAGGAAGATTGTCCTTGGTCTTTCTAATATTCAAAAAGGAAATCAAGATTGTCTTTACCTTGGAAACTTAAATTCTAAAAGAGATTGGGGACACGCCAAGGACTTTGTAGAAGCAATGTGGTTGATGCTTCAACAAGATGAACCTGATGATTATGTGATTGCTACTGGTGTGCAATATTCAGTTAGGGAATTTGTTGAGGAAGCAGCATCTTATTTTGGCATGAAGATTGTGTGGATGGGTGAAGGAATGGATGAGATTGGATATGATTTGAATACTAAAAAAGAAGTCATTCGAGTCAACCCTAAATATTTTAGACCTGCTGAAGTAGAAACTTTGTTAGGTGATGCCTCTAAGGCAAAGGAAAAATTAGGTTGGGAA